GGACAGAGGAAATGCCGCGACTGCAAGCCATGAAGAATGGCATGGTCTAAGGCATCAAGGGCAATGGCTAGGAAGCCATAGCCTTCGTGTTCGAACCGCGACTCGAGCGTTTTAAGATCACGCTCGAGGCCTTTCACGTCAGGGTTAAGTCGCTGAAAATCTTTCAGCAACCTTCGCAAGAGAACGATCGGACTTTTCATAGTTACCTCCATGAGGTTAGCTATTCCGAGTCATGATCCCACTCCCAGGCGGAGGAAATTCCACCTGATACCGCATCATTTCGGTACGAATACCGAAACGATGTTCGCTATTAGCCTTTCCCTTGATTCGGGAGGGAGCCCTGCAATAAGCAGGTAGCCCCCCCAAATAAGGAGGCCAATAACGACCCAAACTGCTAAGCTCGGTTCATAGTCGTTCGGTGCTGGCTTCATGCCAACACCACTATGACTGAAACTGTAGCAATTTGGCGGTTGTAACCTCGCTATCGTCTCGGTAGTCGGTTAGGGCCTTGCACAATGCAATCATTGCTGCATCGTCAAAACCAAAATCGGGCCGATTGATAGTCAGCGAACAAGAAGCAGTTTTCTTCTTGGTCAACCCCGAGTAGGGGTCAACTGCGTTGACAGTCTTTACGATTTGTACGTAATGACGGTCTCCGCCACCTTTCGGTCGAGTATGATTGGTAATAACGGTATAACCGTTACCACCAGTATCAACTCGCTCCGAGCCATACTGGTCCGAGCGAATAATTGCAAGGACAAGTGCTGGCGTAGGTGCAGCTGCTGCGATGGTTACTGGATCGGGTAACATGACGTCTCCTTGTGCAATGAATGCGGCGTTCTGCCGTTAGGAACGAGGTCGGAATGACCCCGCCCTAGATTCCCCAGTTCTCTGCAAAAGCAGAGCACCGAGGATAGACTTCTGATAAGCCGATAATGATGTTGGCACAGAAGTTTCGTTCATGCTCATGAGTGTAGACACATCGCTACGTGTCTGACAATCATAACTGAATATGCTCTGATGCATGGTTTCATCGTAAGAAGTAACGGTGACACCAGCCGCAGGCTGTACAGTTATGGTACTCCTCATGGAGGTCTTTGACTTAAAGTCAGTGATCAACTTACCGCGAGTAACAACGGTGAGAAGACCCCAATTGACTAGATTTGGGTCATGGTTAATGTTGTCGATTATTTCGACATAATTACCAAGACCTGTAAAATAGTCAATTAGCCAAGTCCACGGAGTTAAATTATATAAATCCGTAGGTCTTGGTATGACTCCAATTCGCTCAAGAAATTCTCGAGAGCGAAAATGGGGCACGTTGAGCGGAGGGAAGTCGAACGTTGCGTTTATAACTAGGCGCAACTCGTGCTCCCTTTCGATGCGACTCTTAGTGGAGGTTTCCTCCAAAAAGATGTTGCCCGTGCTATAAGCAAAGCCGGAGACGTCCTTTTCTGCCGAAGATAAAGTAATCTTCGACCGAAAAGTTGTAGGCTTACCGGCACGTTTAATCAAGAAGCTGTAACGCTTCGAGAGTTTCTCCGGTAAGGCATACAAATCAGTCAAGTCACGATAGACTTGCTTCCATCCGAAGTGGTATGATAAATACTCACCAGGGACGTCCTTCGCCACGCCTTTAAGGTCAAAAACGGCCTTACGGGTTAGTGGTTGGGATGTAAGTGAAGCATATAACTTCTTTAGGTCGCCCAATGTTTTGTAGAGCGAGCTAATTGACCTTGGAAGGTCGCGAAGTTCCACCGCATTTCGGTAAAGGCTGTAGTCCCGTTTTAAGGGACTCCAGTTCTTGACCATGCCGAGTACGTGCTTTTGGGCTAACGCCTTATTGTACGCAATCTCGGAAGTGCGGAGGCTATTGTGGACACTTGCTGATAACGTGGCAGCGGTTGGATAAAAGACAACTCGAGTCTGATCACTACCGTAAGTGAGGTACTGTGAGCGACAACCATGCGCTACACAGTTAGCCTCATAATCCGGAGTAGTCTGACTAAATGTCTGATATCTAGATCTATCACCTAGTAACGTCCTTGGTGGAGAGTTAATGTATCCCTTGAATAATTCAAGAGTACCTTGCTCCGAGCCATGAAGACGCGTTCTATGTGTAGTATCCTTGAGATAGTCTGGAAGAGGATCCTGAGTTGGGAGTGGAACCCCTAACTGAGGATATCCTAATACAGGCTGCGAAATGTTCACTAAGAATGGACTCCAACAACCCGTTACATTAAGGTAGTTGGGTATCTGACCGTAATCGACATGATCACGGTAAGTATCGCTATAACGCAGTTGAAGAACACTAGCGTTCTGGCGCCACTTAGTACGATTCGCAGGCGTTATCTGGTGGGCACCGACCTTGAACTCGTATAGAGGATCAATTGCAACTGCAAAAGATCGTATAAGCGACCAAGGTATGTACTTATAGATAAAGCTCTCAAGTCCGTCTGCTGTTGCAGCTAGAGTTGGAAGCCGATACTCATAAAACTTATGAGGATCAAAACCTTCCGGTAACCCGCGAGTATCAAATTTAGCATACTGCGAGTGCGTAAGGTCGAGATTAGGTTTTTTACGGGTAGGAGTTTTACTCCCACCTTTCTTTAACCTTCTCGGCGCCATTCTAGCTCTCCTGACATGAAAGGCAGGCCTGCACAATATAAATGCAGAGCCACAGTGCACGTTGCACTGGTGCACCCCCGGAGGGGGGTG